AGTGCTAAAGCTTTCAAATTCATCGTAGATGATATTGAAACAAATATGTCACATGTAAACTTTAAAGAAGTAGCTTCAAGTTCTGCAGCTTACGCTTTAAAAGATTCATATGATGCTGCTGTACTTTCTACTATGTTAGCTGGAGTATCTGCTTCATCACCTGACCATGTCATTGGTGCTGATGCTGCTGCTGGTTCTGCTGGAGTAGGCGAAACAACTGCTTCTGTAGACTTAGGTGTCGCTTCTGAAGTTGACCCTCTAGACTTAATGGCTAGAATGGCTAGACTACTTGATGACGAATCAGTCCCAGAAGAAAACAGATGGTTTGTTGCTGGTCCTGATTTCTATGAAGAACTATCACAAAGTGGTTCTAAGTTGTTATCAGTAGACTTTAACGCTGGTCAAGGCTCAATCAGAAATGGTTTAGTTTCAAGTGGAAAACTAAGAGGTTTTGATATGTACAAATCTAACAACATGGGTAATGGTGATTTAACTACTGCCGATGGACAATGTTTAGGTGGACATATTTCATCTACTGCAACTGCTAACACAATCTTATCAACAGAAGTAATTAGAGACCCTAGTTCTTTTGGCGATATTGTTAGAGGTTTGCATGTATATGGTGCTAAAGTACTCAGACCAGAGGCTTTAGTAAAAGCTTACTATACAATTGACTAATATCAATTCGGGGGGTCTTAATTGACCCTCCACTTTTACAGGGAGAATAATGGCTACTACATATCTAGATTTAACTAATGAAGTATTAAGAGAACTTAATGAGGTTCCACTTACTAGTTCTACTTTTGCAAGTGCTACAGGTATTCAACAGTTTGTAAAAGATTCAATTAATAAATCTTTGTTTGATATAGCTAACGAAGAACCACAACTACCTTTCTTTTCAGCAGGAGTTAGTGGAGCAACTGACCCCTTTTATGGTAACGTAACAGTCCCTAGTGTAGCAGGACAAAGATGGTACTTATTAAAAGCTGACAGTTCTAGTATTACTACAGACTATGCTTCTGTAGACTGGGATGATTTTTATGCAACCACCATTAACGTAGCAGGTGAATCAGCCCCTCACGTCTCTAAAGGTTTAAAATTTATCACACATACAGATTGGAAAAGATATTATAGAGATAGTGAAAATGCAGATGATGCAAACACACAGGCATACGGAGAGCCTAAATTTGTAATTAAATCTCCAGACAACAGGAAGTTTGGTTTAAGTCCAATACCTGACAAAGTTTATAACATTCACTTTTATGCTTTTACAAAGCCTGTAGAGCTTGTAGCACATGGTGACACAATAGCATTACCAGACCAGTATGCTAACATTATAACTGCTAAATCAAGATACTATGTATGGCAGTTTAAAGAAAGTCCACAACAAGCAGCTTTTGCTTTAGAAGACTTTAAAAAGGGAATGAAGCACATGAAATCTAATCTCATGAATCCAGCTCCTAAATATATGACAGACGATAGAATCTACTTTTAAATTATATGGCACGTTCACAACCTTATACCGTTGCATGTAACGGAGGTTTAGTAAAGTCAGTAAACTCTATTGACTTACTTAAAACTCCCGGAGTTGCAAAGACATTACAAAACTTTGAAGTAGCTACAGAAGGTGGCTATAGACGTATTAACGGTTATGAAAAATATAAAGTTGGTAATGTCACAGCTACACAACCTACAGGTGGTATTACAGATATACTAGGAGTATTTCCTTATGCAGATGGTGTAGTAGTTTGTGCAGGAACAGATATATTTTTTAGTAACGATGGTGCTACTTGGTTACAGATAAATAAATTATCTACTAACTCAGGAGATAACTACACAACCTTTACAGGTAAAGCTGTTACAGCTAGAACAGGACAAGGACAATGTTCTTTTGCACTTTTTGAAGGTGCTACGTTTGATTATGGTGAACTTAATATAGCTGATGGAGCTAATGTTGTTTTTAGTTTTAGAATGGAAGGTTCAGGTAATTTAAACACTAGAACTTTTTATACTAGTTTAGTAGACGTTACAGGAAGTGGTGAAGCTGTTAAATATGTTACAGTACATGACCATCATTTAATTGCAGCAGGGGTTGAAGATAATTTAAACACTTTATACTACAGTTCAAAAAATACTTTTTCATCTTTTCCAAGTACGAATTTTATATCAATATCTGACCAAATAGTAGGTATTAAAGGATTCCGTGAAGACTTATTTATATTCTGTGAAAATAGTATTCATAAACTTGTAAATATAAATAGTGGAATAAATGATAATCCTCCTATAGCAATTTTACCTGTTGCAGAAAATGTAGGTTGTTTAAGTGGCTACAGTATTCAAGAGATTGGTGGTGACTTAGTATTCTTAGCACCTGATGGTATTAGAACAGTTGCTGGTACAGCTAGGATTGGTGACGTTGAGTTAGGTACAGTTTCAAAACCTATACAACCTTTAATGATTAACCTAGCTCGAAACATTGATGACTTTATTATTAGTAGTTTAGTTATCAGAGAAAAATCACAATACAGATTATTTTATACTAATATAGGTGTTCCTAATACTGGACAAAAAGGTATTATAGGAACATTAAGACCTACTGGCTTTGAATGGTCAGAAACATTAGGTTTAGAAGTAACTTCAATAAATTCTAATTTTAATCAAGACGGAGTAGAGGTTTATTATCATGGAGATACAAACGGTTATGTTTATACACATGACACAGGTGATGATTTTGATGGAGCTAATATAGACGCTAAATATCAAACTCCAGATTATGATTACGGAGACTTAGGAACTTTAAAAACTTTACACTATATTAAAATTTCAATAGCTCCAGAAGGAGATATAACTCCAACACTAAGAATTAGATACGATTACGATAGTATAGATTTACCACAACCACCAGACTACAACTTAACTGTAGATGCACCTTCATTGTTTGGTTCAGCTACATTTGGTTCTTCAATCTTTGGAGCTGGAGAGCAACCACTAGTTAGAGTAGCATTACAAGGAAGTGGACATAGTAACTCTTTTAGAATTTCAACAAACGATAAAAAATCACCTTATATTATAAATGGTTTTTATATAGACTTTATACCGTCAGGCAGGAGATAATAGATGGCAAGTTATACTAGACAAAGTACATTTGCAGACGGAGATTTAATAACTGCAGCATTATTTAATAACGAATATAATCAATTAGTTTCTGCTTTTGATAATGCTACTGGACATAAACATGATGGAACAATAGGCGAAGGACCAGTTATTAGTGTACTTGGTGATGCAGGATTAGATACACCACTTAACAAAATTTTAATAGATACAATTAACGACCATATAGAATTTTACATAGATGTATCTGAAACTTCAACACAACAACTCTATATAGCTGATGGAGCTATTGTACCTACTACAGATAACGATATAGATTTAGGTACTAACTCTTTACAGTTTAAAGACCTTTACATAAATGGTACTGCAAATATAGATAGTCTTGTAGCTGATACTATAGACATAAACGGTGGCACTATAGATGGTGTTACAATTGGTGGTACTTCTGCAGGAGCTATTACAGGTACAACTATTACAGGTACAAGCTTTGTAATTGGAAGTGCAACTATTACTGAAACAGAATTAGAAATACTTGATGGAGCTACTCTAAGCACAACAGAACTTAACTATGTTGACGGTGTTACATCAAACATACAAACACAAATAGACACTAAAGCTCCTCTAAGCTCTCCTAACTTAACAGGAATACCAACAGCCCCTACTGCATCAGCTAACACTAATACTACTCAGATAGCGACTACAGCTTACGTACAGACAGAAATTACAGACTTGATAGGTGCAGCTCCGGGAACACTTGATACACTTAATGAACTTGCAGCAGCTATTAATAATGATGCAAATTATAACACAACTTTAACAACTGCATTAGCTACTAAGCTTCCACTAGCCGGTGGAACTATGACAGGCAATGTAACTTATGGTGATAATGTTAAAGCAAACTTTGGAACTTCTGAAGATTTACAGATTTACCACGATGGGTCTAATAGCTATATAACAGATGTTGGTACAGGTAATTTAATTATTACAGGTAATTTAACTGGTAATGTTACTGGTAATGTTACTGGAACCGTATCAGATATAAGCAATCATTCAACATCGGATTTAAGTGAAGGCACTAATCTTTATTATACAGATGCTAGATTTGATACAAGATTAGCAGCTAAAGATACGGACGATGTATCTGAAGGAACTAGTAATTTATATTATACAGATGCTAGAGTTCAGAATGTTTCTATAAACAATGTTGTAGAAGACACAACACCACAGCTAGGTGGTACTTTAGATTTAAACTCTAATAACATTACAGGTACAGGTAATATAGACGTAACAGGAACAGTTACAAGTGATGGGTTGACTGTTGTTGGTGTTGCAAAAGTGCTTGGAACAGCAGCAAATACCATTGTAATTGCAGATGCTACTGAGACAAACGGATATCAGTTAAAGGCTAATACAAGTGCATCTGTTGACTATGGCTTTGTAATAGAAGACCTCGCAGGTAAAGATTTATTAAAAATAGAATCCAACGGAGACATTAGCTTTTACGAAGACACAGGCACATCTGCAGCTTTATTCTGGGACGCTAGTACTGAAAGATTAGGGCTAGGCACAACTTCTCCTACTACTACTTTAGACGTAAACGGTACTATAAAATACGGAAGCCTTTCAGACGGTACAATAACTATAACAGGCTTTGCAGATGAAGACGATATGGTTTCAAACTCTGCAACGCTTTTACCAACTCAACAATCTGTAAAAGCTTATGTAGATAGTCAAGTTAGTTCAGCCGGTGGAAATGGTATAAGCTTTGCCGATAATGAAAAGGCTCAGTTTGGAGATGGTAATGATTTACAGATATTCCATGATGGTCTTAATAGTTATGTATCTGATGTTGGAACTGGTAACTTAATATTAAAAGGTGGTGGGCAAATACTATTAAAATCACCAGCAGATGAAAATATGATAGTTGCTACTGGTAATGGTGAAGTAGGTCTTTTTCACGATAACGCACCCAAACTATACACAACCTCAACAGGCATAGACGTAACAGGCACAGTTGATGCCGATAAATTATCAATAGATACTGGTGCTACAAATATAACGATTGATTCTGGCGGTATATATAATAGCTTAAATACAACGGGTGTGACGTATGTTGTTGCTGATTCAAATGCTGCAGCTGGATTGTTTGCTTATGGCACAACTCACGCTACTAAGTCTAGTACTGTAGAGATAAAAGCAGGTGGTGCAGTCAAGGCAACCATTAACTCAACAGGCATAGACGTAACAGGCACAGCCACGATGGATGGTTTGACTGTTGATGGTGGTACATTACTTCAAAATACTGCTTTTGATGGTAGTATCCAGTTTACTGATTCAGGCTCAAGTAATCGTAATATTTTATATTTAGATGGTTCAAATA